AGCCAGTTAAACGCCGCTTCTTTATTTGCTTGTGTAATAGTGGCGCTGTAATTTGTTTTAACTTCTACAGAAGATCCGTCCTGTAGTTTTAGAAATGATAGACCCATTTCAGATAACATAGTTGGTATAACTTCACCCGATAAATGCTCTATATCTTTTTTCTTTTGTTTTACTGCATCTTCTTGTTGTTGCAGTTGTTCTTGTTGTGCCTGCAGTTCTTTAATTTTATCTGCAAGTTTATTTATATTGGTTGTCTTATCCAATACTTGTTCCTGATCTTTCTCAAAATCAATCGTCATTCTTTGCTCCTGTTCCGTACAAATCAATCTCTATAGGATAATATCTTTTCTCTTGTCTATCCCATTTTAAGAGATTGTATCTGCCATTTGTAGTATCCGATACCAAACTGCAGACAACACCTATTATAGCAGGATCTCCTGTTAATAACAAGTAGTCTGTTGGTTTAAAA